TTTCTCTCCAGTCTCCTAGTTGAGTTCCAAATTTAGTTCCTAAACCTTTTATTCCTTGATAGCCTCTATAAGCCATTCCTAATGCAGGATTTATCATACCTAAAATTGCTCCTAAAATTAAACCTCCTATTCCACTTTTTTGTTTAGTAGGTCCTTTTCCATAATGTGATCCTGGCATTACAGTTGATGAACCTTTTTTACCTGCGAGTAAATTTAATTGAGCAGGTGATTTAGCATGAGGACTGGTAAACCCTCCAGGCCCACTCCATCCTTTATCACTTGCGCTTTTATCCATACCAGAACTAATATCTGCACCAGCTCTGTTTTGACTAGCATCAGATGATCCCCATCCATTTAAACTCATAATACCTGATGGTCCTCTGTTGACACCGCCGTTTAGTGAGCCATGTAAATCTTGTTTAACAAGTAAATCTTTTTCTGCTGGTGTAATATATGCTAATTCTGTTGTTGGATGATCGGGACTTGACTGCCAATACTTAGGTGCACTAACCATTGGTTGCTTACCTAAATAATTTTTTACTCCACCTTGACTAGCAACACCACCGCTATTTTTTTGAATTCTACTTCCATAAGTATCAGTCCAATCACGAGCTATTTCTGGTTCGTTAGCCCATAGATATCTTCTTTGCTTCTCTGATTTAAATGGCATTATCTTCTTCCTCCTGCATGGACATCTAATCTGAATGTACCTAGCTTCCAATTTTGTCCTAAGGTTGTATCACTTCCGGTATTATTGGCGACAGTGACTGCAACCGATCTTGCTCTAGCTCTACAAGATTTATAGTTAGTACTGCTTGTAACAGTAAAAGGTCCTAATGTCGAGCTTACCGCTGATTGATTAGGGAAATTTCTAAGATCCAATTGAACTACAGTATTACCTTCTTGAGATATAAAGTCAGGTAAAAATCTGCTTATTCTCATTATATATTCTCCATCTCCTCTAAAAGTAATTCCTCTTTGTTGATCCTGAGTTATATCAAAATCTCCTGAAGTAATACTAGATGGAACAGCATATTCAGTTCCTCCTTTAAGATAATTTACTCCTTTTTCATGTTCATAATAAATAGTACTTCCTTCAGTATTACCAGTTACATCAAATGAAGCATCATCATCTGCATCATATGCAGTTGCATGGGGTAATCCAAAAATAGCTGAATCTATCCACGTTGTTCTTCTAAATAATGTACTAGCATTTGTAAACCATATAGGTCGTTCAGGGGTTGAATCTAAATAACTATAATAAACAGATCTATCTACTACATTAGATGTAGAAGTAGGGAAGAACCATACGATTTCTCCAAACAAGTTATTAAGACCACAATAAATTAATTGGTTAGAAGTTTTATTAAGGTCATCATAAACATAGTCTTCTACTAAACAGTCCATAGATTCTAGTTTACCAGTGTATCTAAAGAAACCATTTTCAGACATCCAATACGCAGCACCATCCACCTCAACTGCTGCATTCATTCCTATTAATCCACAGTTTGTACCTACTTGATCATAGGCGAAAGTAAACGGAGTACCTACAAATCTCATGGTAAATAAAGCTGTATCAGTCCATACATAAATTGCAGACTTACCAAGTTTAGCTCCCATGATCCGTGATCCGTCGGCCAGTCTTTGTGTTCCAGCGCTATTGGTTGCTGTCGGTGCCCAGGTATTTATATCTTCTTGAGAAGAGAATCTTATAAACATATCATCTTGTGTAGATGTAGTTCCTATAGTGGTTTCAGTTCCAAATAAAACTAAGTGACGATCAGGTGTGGAAACTAACATATCTCTTGATGCTGTCGGTGCTCCAGAAATAACAGTAGCCCTAGTTGATGTAGCATTAGTTGCAGCAGAATCCCATTCGAATACCGCGCTGTTATGAATTAGAGCGATAACATTATCTCCTAAATTATCAATGGACCAAAGACCTGGATCAGTTACTTTATCAGTGTTTGCTGCAGCTGATCCCCATCCAGTCCAGTCGGACGTATTTGTAACAGTATCACCACTAGAATGAGCCGCTCTTGTAGAGTTTCTTACTGCTCTAGTAATACCTGTTAAATCATTTCCAGAAACTCCTGTGTAAGAAATTTCTTCTGTTCCTACTTGAATATAATTTGTACCTGATGTTGGAAAACCTGTTGTATCGGTTAAAGTAATAGAAGTTCCTGAACCTCCTGTTCCTGCCGTATCATTTAATAAAGCTCCATTTAAAGTAGTGGTAACAGATCCTAAAACTTTACCCCCAAATAAAGATATACCCCAGCCAAAAGCTCCAACCTGTTCAGCAGGACCTACGTGGTAGTATCTATAATAAGTTATACCTCCAGAAGTGGTAGCACCACTTCCTGTTTCAGTATCAGCTACTGTAATTTTAAAATTATCTGCATCGACAATTTCAGTAACCATAAATTTTTTGTCACAAAAAGTTGCAGAACTATAATTAGAATCAGTTATTGCACTAAATGTTGATGAGTCGCCAAATAAACAAATATCTCCTGCGCTAAATCCATGAGATGAAGCTGTAATGGTTACAATTTTTTGACCATTGGTTGTACTAAATGCATTAGTAATAGCTGTTCCTGATGGATTAACTAAAGGGTGAATGTCATAAAATACACCACCCGTATATGCATATAAAATTCTGTTCGTTCCTATGATAGAAAATTTTTGTGAGTCTTTATTAACAATATGATGCATTTGTCGTGCTACACCTGTTAATTTACTTTCTCCTAATTGAGACCATCCTCCTATTTTTTCAGGAGTACCATATCTAAACCGCACATTTTCCCCACTTTGCCATTCAGCTTCTGCTCCTGTAGGGGTAACTTGTTTATTGAACCCAGGTAAAAAACCTATTTTTTGTAACATATAACTCCATAATATTATGACTTCGTTATCGGCGGAAGTCCTAACATCGGCCTTTTGTCGAACCTGTTTTTTTCAGCAAAAGGACCATTTACATGGTTATAGTGAAGAAATACTTGTCCGCAAGTATTACCTTCAAACGGTTCTCTCCAATGCTCTAATTCGCATCCACTATATACTAGCATATCGCCAACATCAAGTAGGACTTTAGTGCCTTTGGGAGCGTTAGGTTTATGTATTTGTTTAAATTCGTCTATGACTGTATCAGCTCCTGTGCCATCAATAAATATAGGCCAGGGATCACCCCCTAGATTGAGGGTAGTAGATATTTCACAACTTGGTCTATCTTTATGGCGTCTTAAAATATCTCCATTTTTATATAATCGGGCATATGAATAAGTAGGAACTAAATTTAAACCGGTTTCTTTAGCCATGACGGGTAGCATTTTAACTAGTAAAGTTTCCATCACGTGATCGGCGTAGCAAGAAAAGGTATTAGGGACTTGTTTATCGGTCCAGGTTCCCAACATCCCATTGTCATAAGTTAGATTATTATCATACATATAATGAACAGCATCTCGTTTGAGTAAGAAATAGTTAAATATAAAATTAGCTAGCTCGTAGCTAAGAGCACCTTTGATTACTTGATACTTATTAAATTTTTCCATGTTTCTGTGGGTTCTTTGGCATTACTTCATATATAACACCACTTTCTTTTCTAATTTCTAGATCTTTTTTGTGATGAAATAAATCAATTATTTCTTTTTCTGTATTAATAACTCTTCCATTTAAATTGTTATTATTAGGGTCATGTAATCTAATAAGACAAGGTACTTTTTTCAATCCTAACTCTTTAGCAATAACCATTCTATTATTGCCGACTGTAACTTTTAAAGTTCCATCGTTTAATTGATTAATAAAAACAGGATCCCGCATACCATGTTCTGTCATAGAATGTAGTAAAGTGTTATAAAATTTTTGTTCCTCACCATTAATAAACTCAGGCCTCGTAAGATGAGTAATATCCTTTATAGGTAATTCTTTATAAACTAAACCTGTCATTGAAATCCATCTTGTATAAAATTAAAACTTACAGATATTCTAGATTCCTGAGATTGATTAGGTTCAACTGAATGCCATAACCACGCTGGAAACATTATAGCTCTATTCTCTTGAGGTTGTAAATGCACATCTCTCCATAAATGTTTAGGGGGCTGAACTTTTTTTCTAGTAGGCATACAGGTTTGAATACCTGGACGCGGATCTTGACAAACTAAACGTCCACAATTAGGTGGAGTTTTAATATAATATACTCCACTAAATAAAGCATTAGGGTGTACGTGTGGTTTATTATATCCACCAGGTGGATTTATATTAGCCCACATATTTCCTAGTAAAGGTTGTTTATCTAAAAACTCTTCATTAAATATTTGATGTACCATTCTAAATAACTCATCTACTAAAGGTTTATACTCTGGCTTTTTATGCATCTGAGTTTCACTATGCCATCCATTTACATTTGTCTTTTGAACTCCTTTATCTTCCTTAGACCACTGTATAATATTCTGTGCCATTTGATTGGTGTCTAATTTAAAATCTTCTGCATATATAATTGTGGGAAAAAATCCGTCTTTAATCATTGTCCCCTCCACCAAAAAATTAATGATTTTCTATCATTTTTAAATACTGGATTAATACCATGCTTTATAGTCTGACCATTAAAAAATGTAAGCATTCCTTTAGTAGGTTTAAATTTTCTCCCGTCGTTAGTTATAAATTCTCCCCCTAAAAAATCATCATTTAAATATAAAGAACCAGTATATACAATATGCGGTCTTAAAAAATGTGTATGTAAAACACCATAACTATTTACATGCCAATTTTGTATTTGCAATTGATCTAATTTTAAATTCATATTAAACTCTTTGTTTATAAAATTCTGTACCTTTTTCCCTATTGGATCACCAGTTAAGTCTAAAGTAGTGTGTTCAAATTCCAGCATTTTAGGTTGAGGTCCAATGTCTTTTATTTTTTTAAAATATTCATCACAATCTGTATGAGACATAAAATCTTTAAATATATAGATTTCATTATCATCGATCATCTAAAAGGTTTTCCTCCAAACCAAACAACTAAAGATTGTCTAACTCCACGTTTAACAGGATTTACTCTGTGATTTAAAAAAGATGCAAAACAAATTGCGTGTCCTTGTTTTAATTTTGCATACTTACCTGGTGCCATTACTTCTAATTCTCCCCCCTCAAACTCTGATGGATCATTTAACAATAATGTCATTGATATTTTTCTAACCGGTGGCTCGTGTTCCATGTTCACATCACAATCCATATGCCAATCATAAAACCCTCCTTCAGGGTATTCTGTAAACTGCGCATTCTCTGTTATTTGTATGTCGCCAAAACCAAAATGATTTTCATTTGCTTTTTGTATAAATTTATAAAGATCTTCATACAAGTGGCCCATTTCTTTAAACGGTATCCATGAAATTGTTGTAACTCTTTTCTTTGTATCTGTACCACCTCCAGGTTTACCCATACCCACTTGTGCTTGTTGTGGTGGCTGTCTTCTTCCACACTCTATGATCTGTCTACATTGATCGGGTGTAAATAGTGGTGTTGTAGTTTGAATTACCCAACTTTTCCATTTAGGCTCGGTTATAATTTTATTTTCGTACATTAGCTTACTCCTCTATTTCTAATCGGATCATAATCAACATCCATGTTTGCTGCAAGAGTTCTTCTCCATCCTGGTCCATTAAAAGGATACACGGTATGTCGCATGTCATACGGAAAGATATAAAAATCTCTTTCTTTAATTTCTGGTTGATAATCTATATTTGAAAACTGACCAGAAGCTGCTCCCAATATTTGTAGTCTACCATTTTGTGGTGCATTCGGTGACGAATACTCTACACCAAAACTTTGTGGTAATTTTAAAATCATAACACTAGATAAACCTGTAAACAATGTTCCTTGGTGCACGTGCACTGGATTATATTCATGTTCAAACATAGTGTTAACCCATACAGAATTTAAATGCATCTTATATTCTTTTACTTTGTTCCACTCTAAATAGTGTGTAAATTTTTGATAAAACCATTGTAATACATTTTGTGGTAAATGATTATGTCGAGTCATTTTATTATTATCAGGACCATCAAAAAACA